GATAAATGTAGCTATTGATATAATAATACCGATAATAATAGCGATATCATTTAGACTCAGAACTCCAAACATAGAGCATGTGACTCCCCAAAAATAGGAAATAGGTGACGTGTATTTATCCATATGAATTTACGATTGTTTAGTTAATAGAAATGACAGCGTACTAGCTAATGATTAGTAGTGTGCGTGTCTAGCATTGCTGTCGATTTGGCTAACCACGCCAACAGTGACGAGGTCGTAACTTTTTCTACGCTTGGTAGATAAGATGTAAAACAATACACCGTGATCAATCGGTGTAGCCAAAATGAACGCATCTTAGATTGGTCTTAAAGTTCCATAAGGAAATCAAAAATAATAGAAGCCCACGTATAACAATCCAGATTTATCCAGATTGCGTAGAGGTTATGAGTGGGACTGTTATTAGAAAAAGATAGTCAGCGAAGGATGTTAGTATTACCAGTCATTATTGATCAATCCTAAATTAACCAACCTATAATGCATAGCACCAGTAGAAACGTCAAAATAACAACCGTCCAGTTGACGTTGTTAGGGTCTTTTATAGGCATTTTTCTGATACTCATAATAGCCTCCTAAATTGAGGCGGTTAATAGAAATGACAGCGTACTAGCTCTGGGTCTGTGTAGTGTGTGTGTCTAGCATTGCTGTCGATTTGGCTAACCACGCCAACAGTGACGAGGTCGTAACTTTTTCTACGCTTGGTAGATAAGATGTAAAACAATACACCGTGATCAATCGGTGTAGCCAAAATGAACGCATCTTAGATTGGTCTTAAAGTTCCATAAGGAAATCAAAAATAATAGAAGCCCACGTATAACAATCCAGATTTATCCAGATTGCGTAGAGGTTATGAGGGGACTGTTATTTAAAAGTGGCGGATGGTGTGAGATTCGAACTCACGGAGGGTTACCCCTCGCCGGCTTTCAAGACCAGTGCATTAAACCAACTCTGCCAACCATCCAAAATAGGCAATAAAAAACCACCACGTGGGCGGTTTTGATTTACAAGGAAATAAAATGAAAAATTGATAATAAAAAGCCCTGTTATCTCTAACAAGGCTTTAATTTAGATATTCGCGTCGAATATAGCATATTTATATCATGCGCCATATAGTAAATCAAGCTTTTTTTTAAAATTAATTTATTAATTTTCATTTGCAGAATAAACCATGTAAAAATGCGATTTTAGATAATCTAGACACCATTTTACACGGTTTAACGCCTGATAATGAGTTAACCTATAATTTGTCAATTTTTCAATATAATGAGCGATCTCTCGTGAATGATGTCCGTAAACATAATAATTTACTGCTATTTTAATTATAGGGCTGTTTTTCCCAAACGTTTCAATGAGTAAACGATCGACCCGCATAGCCTCATCATCGGTCAGATTCTCCGCCTGTCGATGTTTCATTGACGCGATAATGTCGCTGGCTCTTTGGAATAGGTTTTCTCCTCTATATCCCTGATTGTACAAATTTTCAATAATATCAACTAATGCTGTATCACTGATTTGATGGGAGGTGAACATCATTTTAGCTATAACATTTTCGTCACGCTCGCGAATATCTTCATATGACCACGCGCCCCAACCAGTCAAAATATTTTCAACAACCAATTGCTGGTAATTAGTTAACTGAGCTGTAATGCCTAATTGTCGTTTGTTTTTCAATTGTACTAATGGTTTATAACTATTTTGGTTTTTGATAACCTCATCATTCATCTTTCGCTTAAACCGCGCGACCGCTTTCAATGCTAATTTCTCACTAGTGTAACGTCCTAAATGATAATGTTGCCTGTCGCGATAAACTATAGCTACCCATTTACGATCTGATGCCGAATAGTGGACACCCTCTGATAATTGAGGTTTTGGAATGTTGCGTTCAACCGCTCTAATTTCCTCTAAATTGGCAAATCGATTATCAGCAATGTTCCCATTTTTGTGTTGTATTTTACGTTTAGGCCATTCACCAGTCACCAGAAACCATGCCAACCGTTCTGCGGCATATTTGCGACTATTTACAGTAATGAATAGATACCCGCGATCATCGTGCACACCTTTGACGTGGACGCCGTCTTGATAGGAAGATGTAAATATGCCCGTTTTTGGATCGTAATTCACTGCTGTTTTTAATTGCTCATGCCGTTTATTCGCGCCTACCCGTTTATTCGCCTGTCTACCTAAACGGCGAAATGAATTAGCAGAATTTAGTGTGTATTGCTTTATTGTTTTTAATGGACGATGGGTTTGCTCGGTTTTAATCATCTTTTGCCCTTATTTATGCTGTTCTATCCATTCGTTTGTAACAACAAATAATTGAATATCATTTGTTCTATAACTAACTATTCCTTCCGCTTTGACCTTTTCATTTATTGAATCCATAAATTTGCCTGCTCTACTTAATTCACTTGGAGGAAATATAAATTCCAGCGTATTAAATGCAGCAACATATACATTAATAAGTAGTGAGATTATTACTATCCATCCAGTTATTGATATTGCTGCTGATTTGGTCGTTTTAACAACATCTTTGGTTTTAATTGTTTTCTGAATCATGATCTATTGATCTCCAATTTGCGCAATTCGTCTGCAACCGTTCTAATAAACTAATTCCAATTTCACATTTACGTGATTGCCGTCTGTCGTTTATGTTCTCCCTAATAGCGCCGCAGTAGTTGTCACAGTAATTTTCACAGGTTATGCATGATCTTGTTGCTACGTTTGAAAAGCACTTAGCTTCGTGATTATCTATACCTTTTTGCGTCTTCCTGAGCACTTTTAAACAGTGTTCACATTCAAACATTGTTATCTTTCTAGCCATTTTTATACCTCTGTATTCCCCCAATGGGGGTATGCCCAAAGTTGGGCACCCCTATCCTAATAATGATTCTCTTCTTTTGTAGGCTTTCGCTTTTCGTCTCGCCTCATGTAAACAATCATCGTAGATATGACCACGTCTTGTGGGTTGAGAACGTCGTTTATATTCATCAACTCCATGCCTAGCTGATAAACTAGCAATAGCTGTCGTGTAACCCTCTGTAATCAACGTTTTTTGAATATTGGAAAAAATAAAATCAACAGGATTCATTGCTAACCACCTTTACTTAAAAACACCTAACAACACCGCTAATGATGTCGTTAACAGTAAGAATTTAATGACTGTATAGAATTCCTGTACGTATTTTTTCTGTTTTACTAATCCTCTATATTGATACATTTCATCCACCTCTAATTACCTCGTTCCTGACCATTCATAAACCGTTAGTCCGTGTATTAACGCGTCATTGAAATCACCGCGTTCTGTCCATCTAATCGTTACCCGTTTTACATCATTGTGAATAGACAATAGATTTTTATTAGCACACTCAAACGCTGCAGCATGACCAGTTAAATTACTGTCTGTATCAGCAAAGATAATCAAATGATTAACCCCTTTCGGTGCTATAAATTTTTTTAAAAATGCAGCGCTGATAGTAGGCCATGTATTGCACCCGTATATTTGATAGCACGATAGCGCGGTTTCTATACCCTCTGCGATACCGAGTGTTGACGATATGGGAAATAAACGGATAGCTACCGATTTAGCGTAATTAAGATAATTTTCAGCTTGCAATCCATTTAATTTTTTGGGAGCTGATACGTCCGCCTTTCTTTCTCCGTCCAATAATGTTCTATGCAGATAACACGCGTTGCCGTTGCAATCTGTCGCGAGTGAATAAATCGCGCCATAAATATGTCCGCCTATTTTTTCGGACGCCGAATATTTTATATTTTCAATTTTTGGCGGTAACGTAATGTGCCTACTGTTTAGGTATTTTTCAGCATTGGAGCCAGTTAATGTGTCGATAGAGTTAAATTTATTAATAACTCGTTCCCGTAATTCGTCAACATTACTGTTCACTGGTTTTGGTTGATCATTATTTGTGTATGAATTACCTATCAATTCATCAATCTCACGCGCCAGCGTCTTAAAATCCTTGTGTTGGGTAGTTTGGAGTAGGCTCCAGATATCGCCCGACCCACAACTACAAATCCATGTACCTCGATTTCCCCTATTGTCTATTCTGAATTTCTTTTTTTTACCACATAATGGACATTCACCTTGATAATGGTGATTACCAGTTATTGGTGGGAGTTTGTAATGTTCCAACACTTTCGGTATATGATATTTAATTGCGTCTACAGTTTTCATGCTATAATCCTGTCTGCTGCACGTTTAGCGTCCAGTATCCTTGCAGTTAAACTGGATATCTTGTTGGTGTTTTGACCTAGCAATTCATCAGTAGCTAATGATAGTTTTTGCTGTGCCGATGTAGTTGAGGATCGGCTTTTGGCGTAAGCTATTTGTTTGCTTAAAATGAAATTTCGAACTTCTGGACTGATTTCTTGTAGACAACGGTTTAAGTTTCTTGGCCACACTCCAAATTTGCTCTTATACACATGAGCACACCATCCGTCACTCAGGAATTTACCTTTTGTCTGCGCAACTTGATGTTGGTAGTACAAAATCTGAGACCACCACGATTGTTTTTCCATTTGTGAATAAACACGTTTGCCGCCCTTACTGATTTTTTGGATGCTACGCGTTTCGTCGGTTTCGACATCCTCGTTTGCTAATGGTTCATAACCACATTTAGGACATGTATAAACTCCGATCGGCTTCATAAACTTGCATTCAGGGCATTCTTTTGGCTTTTTCTCTAGCTGTTTGCGTTCTTGGATTTGAACGATATTCATTCCGTCAGTTTTTGAGGGTAGCGTGTCATATTCGATTTCGTCAGGAAAACCTAATCTATGTACAGTTCCGCTGTGGTCGAATACAATGCATTTATCCTTACCTTGAGCCGTTCGTAAGCCTCTGCCAATGCATTGAACCCATCTGATTTCAGATTTAGTAGGGCGTGCATAAATAATACAGCGCACATCGCTATCAAAACCTGCAACCAGAACGCCTACATTTACCATAATTTTAGTAATGCCTAGCTCAAACCGTCCAATGATCAATCTGCGTTCATCAGTAGGTGTATTTGCGGTCATAACCTCCGCGTTAATACCGTGTTTCTGAAATTCTAGTGTTACAAAATTTGCATGTTTAACATTAACGCAAAAGCAAATGGTTGGTAAGTTTTGCCCATTTTCCAGCCAGTTTTGTACTAGGTTACCGACAAGATCCGCGTTCCCCATAATCTCGCCAAGTTCATCCTCGTTATAATCTCGTCCCATAATCGTGTTGCTGGACTTGACCTTATCAAGGTTTGGTTTTGTAGGCGCGTAGAATTCATACGGGCTGAGTTCTCCCAATCTAATTAATTCTTTCATACTGGTTGGCTTGATCAATTTCTCATAGTAATGACCTAAAAA